CATCTACTTTTGGATTACCTGATCTACAAGATAACGTAGCAGTTGGAAAATCTAATAACAAAGCTTTAGCATCAACTGGTGGAGCAAACACAGTTACTTCAACTGGAAACGTTGGAGGCTCAACAGCTAACGCAACTTTAACAGAAGCACAACTTGCATCACATGACCACCCATTTAGTGTAAGAACCCCTGCTGGAGATAATAACAATGTTGCTCAAAGGGGTTATAATGGTCCTTCAGGTGGAGCAACAACAGCTAACGCAGGTTCAGGGAGTGGTCACTCACACAACATGAGTGCTACTTTTTCTGGTGATGCAACTTCAGTTGTACAACCTTATTTAACAATTATTTATATTATTAAAACGTAGGAGAAATTATGGCAACTAACGCACAATGGACAGTTATATTCGATGACAAAAAAATCATTAAACAAAGTGGCGATGCTGCTGGTCCGTATACTATTGTTGATAATGATTTTTGGGGACAAGCTAAATTTTCAAACATCTGGGCTATTCAATATGGAACAGCGGTTGCTTCTGATACTGTAGAATACAGAGATGAAACTCCACACTCTACTTGGGAAGATGCTAACTTAGGTGATTTTCAAGATTTTATTACTAGATGGGATGCAGCTCATTTATCTAAATTACAAGCTGATTGGGACAACAATAATGTTGATGACGAAACAGCGGAAGAAAAAATTGCTAGATTAGGTGCTCGACCTACATCTTATTCTTCGTAATCTTCTATAAATAAAGTAGAAGTATATCTTCTTATATTTTTTAACTTACTTGCATGTTGTGAATGATACATATTTGATGGAAACATCACTGCTCTATTTTCTTTAAATCCTACATGAATATCTAATTTACCCTCTGTATAAAAAACAGTTCCATTTGTAACAGCTCTAGGTCCTGAAATCATAAATAATATATTTCTTATACCCGCTGTAGTATCTATATGTGGTTTAAAATGATCTAAATTACGTTGATCTATCCCTGAATTAGGATTTATTTTTTTAATAGAAATATTGAATTTTAATTCACAATTTATTTTTAATAATTTTAAAATTTCTGGTTTTTTAATTAAAAAAAATCTATTTCCATAATGATATTCTTTAGTTTTTTCTGGTGAGTTTTCAAAAAACATTGGTGTATAAAATGCTTTAGTTAAAGCAAAATCTTGAATAATATTTAAATCTTTTTTACTTAATAAATTATCAATTATTTTTATCACTATCTAAGCATCATCCAAGAAGTTAGGATATATTTTTCACCAGATAACGGTGGATTACCTCTGTGTAAATATGGAAATGCAGCAGGCCAAATTACTATTCTACCTTTTTTAGGTTTAACTCTTTTAGAAAAATGTAAAAATTCTGTTTCACCACCTTCTTTAACGTCATTTAAATAAATAGAATATGCAAAAGCTCTTGATTCAATTTCGAATCCTTTTCCATGTTCTATGTGCCAAACATGATAACCTTCTGTAGGTAAAGTTTTTTGAATTTTTAATTGTGTATAATGAAAAGTATCTAATCCATATCCTTCTAAAGCACCTACATTTTTTTGATAATGATTCCAAGCTATATCAAAGTTAAAGATCATAGATTTTAATTCTTCCCACCATATATTCATATTTCCAGGCACAGCAAAAAACTGTTGATCTTGTTTTTTTAAAATAGATGCTTTTTCAAAAGCAATTCTATTTATGGTATTGTTAAATTTATTTTGATCTTCAAATATTTTTATAGCTTTATCACAATCTTGTTCAGTGATATAATTATCATACACTCCGATAAAATTAGTTATATTGACCGTTTTTTCTAACATTTTATTCTTCAGGTTTAAATTTTACTATTTGATCGTAAGCATGATTTTTATAGGGACCGTTTTGATTTACATAATGAAAAAATACTTGAGCAATACCTTCACCTTTATATATACCTGGACGACCATGTTTTTGTTCACAACCAGCATATAATAATCCATCACCTTCATCTAGTTCTATTTTTTCTCCCTCGATTATTAAAGGCCAATTATCATATTTTTTTACACAAGCAGTAACAGATATTTCACATGAAGGTCTATCTGTATGCTGTTTTAAATCAGCACCAAATACATAATATCTCCAATATGTAAAAGTAGGAAATAATTTTAAATTAGATTCTTTTTCCACTATAGGTAATTTAATATCAAGTAAACCAAGCATTAATGGATCAAGATACCAAGCAGGGGAAAAAGATTGAACGTCTATTTTATAGTCTTTATTTTGATCTAATTTGTTATAGCAATACTTTTGAAGAATATTTAATTCTTCTTTAGAAAGAAAATTTTTTATAACTTTAAAATTTATTGTAGCCATGAAACTATACTATACCTCGTTCCTTTTGTAATTGATTCAATTTTATGTGGATACATAAAATTACTAGGAAAAAATACTATTGATCCCTTATTTAATTTAAATCTTTTAATTTCTTTATTTTTTTGATCAGTGAAAATTAAATCTCCTCCCTCATAGCTGTCGTTTAAATTAATAATAATACTAAGATGTCTAGGTGAATCTGTATAATGATCAGTATGAACTTCATATTTTCCACCTACACCATATTTTAATAAATCTATTTGATTAATTTTAGAACTCGCCATTTTATTAAATTTTGTTTTGTAATAAATATAATTTCTTTCTATTTCTTTTTTTATATAATTCCAATAAAACGTATTTGTAGGAGTTTCTAAATTTAAATGATATCCGTTAACATTTCTTCTGTTTACATCCAATCCACTTGCAACGGTTAATTTTTGTTTAGCTTTTTTATCTGTAAAAGATATTATTTTATTACAAAAATCAGGGTTTATTATATTTTTTAATTCTACAATTGCTTCTAAATAATCCATGTTATGACACCTTTCTAAAAATCATTTCATTTACATACATAAATTTTCCTTTAGCATAATGGCAATAATAAGGTATATCTATTTGATATTTATGTGATCTACATTTAAAATGTTTTGCTAAATAACCGCTTAACACTACAGGACGAGTACCGTACGAAACTAATTTTGTATTATATTTAATATTTTTTAATAATAATAATTTTATAAATAATATAAACCTAGTATTATTATTGAGATTAATTTCATGGCTTGGAGAATCATCAAAAAATACACAATCATATTTTCTGTTTAAAAAAGGTAATTGTTGCTGCCACATTCCTTCTACAACTTTTAATTTTTTATTTTTTTGTTTTAACTTCCATTTGTTAAAATTTTTAATAACGTGTTTATCTTTTTCTATAACTGTATATGATCTTAGTGGATATTTATTTATTGCAGTAGCGGAGTATGCCATGCCAAAACCTATTTCTAAAACGTCTCCATGAGGTTTTAAAATATCGGCACATTTTTCCATATAAGGTTTTTCCCAAGACATCATTACTTGAAAATTATTATAATTAGGATCAATAATTTCTTTATTTTTAATAATCATACTCTTGTACCAAAAAAACCAGCAGCTGCAACAATTCTAGGTGTAATTCCAATTACTTTATGTTTTATACCTCTTGGTATAAAAATCATATCTCCTTTTTCAATAATATATTCTGTGACATCTGTATCAAAAATTTTATAAATAACTTTTCCTTTTAAACCCATAATAAAAACATCTTCTCTATCTACATGAGATTCACCTACTTGAGACACAAAACTAAAAAATAAATCTATTTCATCATTATGATGATTTTCATATTTAAAAATTTTACTTAAAAAATTTAAAAATGTTTTAAATTCTATTAAATAGTCACTTACTCTTGGCACATGAAAAACATCTTTTAAATTTCCAATACGTGATTTTTGATCAATTACTAAAGTATTTTCTTCCATTAACTGACTTAGTAAATTAAAATCATAGTTTCTTTTTAATAAAGAAAACTTTTTTATAAAAGTTACTTTGTTTTCTCTAATAGATTTTATGTCAGCTTCTTTTAATAACATCTTTTATATTTTCTAAATTAAATGCAAAACAAATTCTTTTTTCAGTTCTATCTTCAGGTAAAACATAATGTAATAAATTATGTGAGAATATTAATATATCAAAAAGTTTTGGTTTTATTTCAAAAGTATTTATATCTCTTGCAAAATGTATATTGTTATTATTAGGGGAAAGATAAAATACTCCAGAATGAGTTACAGTATCGCCTAAATGATAATGTGGTTTATTATATGAATTATTACCTAGAACATTTAACCAAGAATAATAAATTTGTAAATTTAAATTATTTTTTAAAAAGTTATTTAAGTGTTTTACAAGTTGTTTTTTACCATCAAATTCTTTGTGATATTGAAAACCTTTCGTACAAGAAATTGTTGTTTCTTCAACGTAGTTATTTTCTACAAATAAATTAATTTTTTTATGAAGCGTAACAGGTATTGGTATTTTACAATGAATTACATGTTCAGCAAATAAATTATACGTATTTATCATAAATAATTTTTAACATTGTTTCCAATAACAATATCCAGAGGTTCTATTTTTATCCAAGCGGTACTGTTTTGATAATGATTAGTTTTATTCTCTGGAGATTCAGCTATATGAATTAAAGTAAATTTAGATTTTTTTACAAAATTATATAGATAATCTATTTCAGATTCAGTTTTATTTTTTAATAAAAATTTTGGAATTTTATTTTTTTGTAAAGCATTTACAATATATTCAAGTGTCATAAAACTAGAGTTTATAGTAGAAGCTCTGTCTATAAAAATATCCGAATAATCAGACATTTTACTTAAATAAAAATTTAAAATATAAGCACATTCTACAGGCCCAGTAGATGTCGCATCTGCAAATAATAGATCAATAGGATCGTTAATTTTAAAAATATTATTTGATTCGAAATCAATAGTCATATTTTTATAGACTACATAATCATTTAATTTAAATTTATTAATTAAAAAATTAAAATACTCATCGTAACTATTATGATGTTCTCCAATTTTTTCCAACTGTTGTTTTAACTGTGGCCAATCTTGTTGATTATCAACACACCATAATCTTCCTTTTTTATTTTCTTTTAAAGCTTGTCCTAAAATGGTAGATACACAACCGTGACCGCATCCTAACTCTACTACATTTTTAGGTCTTTGCATTTTTACTAAAGAATATAAAAGAAAACAAAAATTTTCAGTGCCGTATTCTTCAGAAAGACTATAATCACCTATTTTTAAATTGTTTCTATTTATAATGTCGTTTAAATATTGCTCTTTCATTCTCTACAAAACTATTATATATTCCACTATATGCTACAGAAATTAAATTTCAAGCCTGGTTTTAACAAGATGATAACAGAATCCGGAGCCGAGTCTCAATGGGTTGATGGTGATTTTGTTAGATTTCGATATGGACTACCTGAAAAAATAGGTGGTTGGAATCAATTAACTGCGGCTAGTTTGACTTTACCTGGAGCAGCACGTGCTCAACATACTTGGACAAGTATTGCAGGTGAAAAATATGCAGCGATAGGAACATCACAAGGTTTGTTTTTATATTATGGAAATGACTTTTATGATATTTCTCCACTAGATACAGCAATTACCGGATTTACATTTACATCTACAAATAACTCAGCGACAGTTACTGTAAATAAAACATCACATGGTTTAACAGCAGGTCGATATTTTACATTTACTTCTGTAACGTTGCCTGGAGGAGGCGCTACAGGATACGCGACAACAGATTTTACAGAAGGAGCTTACGAAGTTGTAACAGCAACCACAAACAGTTTTACAATTACAATGGCGTCTGTTGAGTCTGGAACAGGAATGACAGCTGCAGGTGCAGCAACAGTTAATCCATATGTAGAAGTTGGACCAACTTTTCAAACTGCGGGTTATGGTTGGGGCACAGATACTTGGAGCACGTCAACATGGGGAACAGAAAGAACAACTAGTGATGTGACTCTGGAGCCAGGCCTCTGGAGTCTTGATAATTTTGGTCAAGTATTGGTTGCAACTATTAAAGGTGGTAAAACATTTACTTGGAATGCAGGAGCATCGAATGCAAGAACAATTAGAGCGTCAACAACAACTACAAATTTTCAAACAACAAACAATCCAACGTCATCTAGATTAACACAAGTGTCAGATAGAGATAGACACTTGTTTCATTTTGGAACTGAAACAACGATAGGTGATACAACAACTGTTGATCCCTTATTTATAAGATTTTCAAATCAAGAAGATTTAAATACATACACACCAACTGCAGTCAATACTGCAGGTAGTTTTAGATTAGACAAAGGAAATAAAATTGTAGGAGCTGTATCCGGTAAAGATTATACTTTAGTTCTAACAGATAGCTCTGCATATGTAATTCAATTTGTTGGTCCACCATTTACTTTTTCTGTAAAACAAGTTGGTACAAACTGTGGATTGATTGGTCAAAATGCTTTAAGTTATTCTGATGGTACTGTATTTTGGATGTCAGGTGAAGGTGGATTCTTTGCATACGATGGTACAGTAAAATCATTACCTTGTTTAGTCGAAGACTTTGTATTTAACACTGATGGAGATAATTTAGGTATAAACTTTAATGCTAGTGATATTATCTATGCAGAACATAATACATTATATGGTGAAGTAAATTGGTTCTATCCAAAGTCAGGATCAGATCAAATAGACAGAGTTGTTACATATAATTATGCAGAACAAGTTTGGACAACAGGTTCATTAGCAAGAACAAGTTATGTAGACACAGGTGTATTTGATGTGCCTTATGCAACTGAATATGATAAAACAGCTTTACCTGTATTTCCTGATATTCAAGGTATCACAAATAGATTTGGAGCATCAACTTACTATGCTCATGAAACCGGAACCGATCAAGTGAATAGTTCTGGTACAACAGCGATTGCTGCATTTATTAAATCTGGAGATTATGATATATCTGCTAGACGTAGCGCATTAGGAGGCACGACCGGTCTTGCTGATCTTAGAGGAGATGGTGAGTTCTTTATGTCTGTTAAAAGATTTATACCAGACTTTAAAGTTCTTACAGGTAACTCAAAGATTACATTGTTATTGAATGACTATCCAAACAATACAGCATCTAGTTCACCACTAGGACCCTTTACAATCACGTCTTCTACTGATAAAGTAGATACCCGTGCAAGAGGAAGACTTGTAGCATTAAAAATAGAAAACGACGCTATAGGTGAAACATGGCGTTACGGCACATTACGTGTAGATATAAAACCAGATGGTAGAAGATAATGGCAGGTATAAAAGAGTTATTAGAATTTAGTGAAATAAATAACCCTAAAATAGTAGATGGAAATAAAATTAGAGTTTATCGAGGATATGAAAAGATGCCTCTTTCAAAAAGATCTATATTTAATAATCCTCTTGATAGAGGTAAATATTTTACTGAAAATTTAGCTGATGCTAAATGGTATGCTCAGAGACAAAATACTTTAAAAGGTAAAGTTACGTATCTTGATTTAGCAAAAGATCAATTTGATAAAGCAAAAGCTTTATCAAAAAGTAGATCAACAAGACTTGCTGGAGAAGTAATTGTAGATGAAGAATTGCTAAAAAAGCAAAAAATAGATATACTAAAATCAATTATGGCAAGAGCTGGAAATCTAACCCCTCTAGCAATAAAAGGTTTAAATATGATAGCTAGTTTACCTGTTGCAACAGCAACAATGTTTTTACAATCGACTCCTACTAATGCTGATGAGGCAAGTATGAAATTGGAAGATTTTGCTAAACTAGCAGAAAAAAATAGCAATATGGATGCAGCATTTGAAGTAGAATCAAAGGATATGCAATGACTGTAGATAAGAGAATTAGCTATGAAGTACAAGGTGGTGCAAAAAACTATCTTGGCAAACAAAAAGAAGTTACTGCTCCTATAAAATGGAAATCCAGTCCAGATAGTCCAGAAACAGAATTAGCATATATTACAAAAGCAGAAAAAGATTTACTTGTTAAAAAAGATTTACACGGTTCACTAAAAGGTAGTGTCAACAGAGGACCATCAGGTATCATGAGTTTAGATGGCTATGGATCATTTGATGACCCTAGCGATACAAGCAGAGATACTGGTATGTCTGGTGCAGCGACAAGTGCTGCTGAAGCAGGCGGTGGAAGTGGAGCAGATAGAAGAGAACTTGAATCGTATATAAGTAGAGATCAAATGACAAGCACTCGATTACCACCCGGTGTTACAAAACAATTACCGCAAAATATAAGAGATTATAGAAATGCATTTATTGCAGCAGGAGGTGGGCAAAGGGTTAACCCAGGTTTTTTTGATAGTAGAAATGTTGTATCACCAGCAGAGTTAGCAAGAGCTAGAGCATATAATCCAGCTGCATTTAGAGCTGGTCGTGGAGGTGGTATTATGGATTTCTTCACAGGTGGTGGATTTCTAGGAAACATAGTTAGAAATCTTGGACAAAAATTTGG